AGATATGATTTACCCACACCTTCAGTCTTACTGTCCTGTGAATTTTTCTTTATCCAGTTACCACCTTTACCTAACTGTCCAAATGGGTCATGCACTATCCATCCAAGAGGTGAATATCCTGTCAACATAGCCCAATGACCACTACCTGTATACTTCATTCCAAGAGGTACTGGATATCCATCATCTATTTCTTTTTTCAAGTTATCATATCCCTGCACACCAGTCTGTAACTTACTTTCTATGCCATAATCTTTTAACGCTTTTTGTTGTGCAGACGCACTTGTAGATGACCCATACTTACTCCTTGTCTTATTATATTCTTTTGTAGATACATTATTACTTGTTAAGTAACTTGTCCACATTGCCATGACAGTAGAATAGCACTGCGTATCACCTTTACGACCAAGTGGGTCGTCATCATTTGCTCTCTGGTTGTAGTATGGGACTTTTAATATCTTTCCACCCTCTGCCATTTCCTGCTTTCTTTGAGCTGGATTATGTCCTGCAATACTAATCATTGTATCCATTAAGGATAGTAAACCACCCCCTGCCATTTCTGGTGGTTTTTCCTCTTTATCCTTACCAGTAAACACTCCAGCTGGATCCCACCATGCTTTCTTCTTCTTGCCATCCTTATTCTCAGGATTCATATTATCCAAATCAAAGGCATTAAGTGTTAAAGCATCAAGAAATCCTGCTGCCATACTCTTGGGATCCATCAATCGTTTAGCATTGTCAATAACAAATTTTACTGTTTCACCTATCGCTTTGAATCCCATGCTGAGGACAAATCCAGTGAAATCTCTTAATGGTTTTGTATGTTTAAATAACAGACTACCAAGACTACCTAGAATATTAAACACTTCACCAAGTACAGGTCCTAGATTATCAATAAAAGGTTTATATAATGCTTTCGCCATTTCAAAATACATACCAAATGCTCTTTTTATAGGCTCAAATATAGGTTGTGCTAACTTACCAAATGATTTTCCAACCCATTCACCTAAGAAACCACCGATAGCACTACCAATCATAGGTGCAAAAGGTCCTAAGAAAGGTGCAACTGCTGTTAATGCTGCAGCACCCGCTATACCTCCAACTGCCTGTCCTACACCCGCACCTATCGCAGACCCTGCTTCTTCACCTTGAGAAAGACCAGTAGCAATTCGTAATCCTCCACCAAGTACACTAAGAGCACCAGTTACTTTTGCAGGATTTCCTTTGACAAACTTGCCAATACCCTTAGTCATCTTACCTCGACCAATCCTAGCTCTCTGTTGCAGTTTTGATAACGGTCCTTTCTGTCCTTTATATTGTGCTTGAAATCTCTTATCAAATTGATTCCGATATAAATCGGACTTCATTCCTTTTCCTGCTTTGGAAGCACGTTTAGAGTCAGCTCTCTGAGCCGACTTCTGCATTGCCTTATATTCTTCTTTTGAGTATATAACTCCTGTCTTCTTATCTCTGTAACCACCAAGTCTTGCCTTCTGACTTGCTTTGATTTCCTCTGTGGTCATTGCAGTCCTATCCATCATATTATTGATACCTTTCATATCAGATATCAATTTCCATGGCATAACAAGATACTGTGCAGTCCTTAGTGCAGCGATACCACCAATTATCTGGAATACACCAAGAAATTTACGCATTCCTCTCTCAACAGCACCCTTGTCACTATAATCACCAAATACATTGGTAAGACCACTTAATACACCACCTACCCCAAGTTTTACAATATTAAATCCAAACTTACCTATAGCGAACACAAATCTTCCTAGTTTTGCAATCTGCTCAGGATTCTTTCCTATAAAATCTAATGCCCCAAATATAACAAACCACTTTATTATACTACCAATGGTTTTGTCCATGAAACCAAATAGTTTCTTTACTGGTTTGCCAATTCTACCTATTAACTTATCTGTTTTTGTCTTTGCATCCTTTACACCATCTTCTGCTGAGTCTTCTGCCTTTTGCCTTCTTCTAACACCAAACATTCTACGAAGACGTTTCTTATATGCCTCATAAAACTGATTCTTCTGTTTGGTCTCCTTCTTTACTATCTGTATCTGAGACAGTGTTTTATCTGATAAGTAATCAGCTTGGAATTTTAACATATTCCTTTGCTGATTTACATTTGACCCAATACCATCAGTAACAACACCTGTACGATTGATGCCCTTTCTAAGTTCATTAAAAGCAACCCCTATACCAGTTTTAGAGGAAAACTTATTAATAGTAACAAACTTCTTAAGTCTCATAAGGACATACGATTGTTTTCTGCTTTTTGTCTTGCTTCTTCATCTTTAATGAATTGCAGAAGTAAACTCACATAAACATCACGTTCCCATGGCATCATGTTCTCTAGCTCAGTGAGACTATACTTATGATGCTGCATCAATGCGAAATTAGTCTTGTAGTAATTCTCAAGACTGTCGTGCATTAATGCTACTCGAAAAAAGACGCTAACCCTTCTAACACTACTTCACTTTTGACTTTAGTCTTTGGATTATATACTTCAATGGTATGAGATAGTTTTGGCATGGTTTCAAAGAAACCTTGCACTTTAGCAAACTGCTCAGAATTCATGTTTTCTAGAAAATCTAGTGCTTCTTTGTGAGAAAATGAGTCATAAACCTCTTCATCATCATATACTTGGTCAATACATGATGCTGCCATTTCAAAAATGTCTTCAACAGATGGGTTTTCACTCATATTCTGTTGAATAAACGCATCCAGTGAAGGATACTTCATAACAATACCAAGTTTATCATCTAATTTGATTTTCTTGTCATGACCATCAGGAATTGAGACTTCAACTTCTTCTAGAGGGATTTCAACTGTTATCTGTGTTTCGTCATCATCAGGTGCAGTGATTTTAAATTCACTCAATTCACCAACTGCTTTTGCTCTGATACGGAGGAAAATGTATTCAATCTCAAAAGTAGCAAGTTTATCAACATTACTCTTTAGATTTGTGCAGTTTTTGATAATAGTTTTAACCGCTTTGACCATTTGCTTGTTGTCTTGCGACTCCATTGCTAGGTAAAGTAGTTTTTCCTCTTTCACAAGGAAAGGTCGGTATGTAACGTTTGTGCCTGTGACAGGCAACTTCATCTCATACTCAGGTATCGATAGTTTAGGTAAAGGCATAATTAATCATAACTATAATTTTATTTAGACACCCACTTGGGCGGAATCTTTCTGCTCTAAGACAAATCCTAGTTTTCCTGCAATATCATCCGTATTACTTACTGTTATATCGTTAAGTGTTTTTCCAAATTGTACAGTACGATTACCAACTTTGTCAAATCTATACCTTTCAAAGAAGAAGTTAACTTTAAGTAAGACTAAATCTGCAGGTCCGTTATTAAAATTCTGCTCAGACATATCATATGGGAATGCACCATATATCTGCCATACTGCAGATGAGCGATTTAATCTTGTTTTTGTGTTTTTATATGGTATGTTTGGAGCCTCATATACAATATTTGACCCATTCTCCCACTTTAATACTTGAATTGTAGATGTATATTCCTCATACAAACCTACTCTATTTTCTTGGTCTGATGCTGTAGTCTGCATCCATGTCTCAAAGAAGTCACGATGATATTGGTCTCTTGTTACTAAAAACTCTACCTGTAAATCACCAAATGCTGTGTTAGTAGCATATTTACGTGAAACACCAACATCTCTAACCTCACTGGTTGTAACTCTCCTACCAGGTACTGTTACACTACTTGCAAAGTAATTTATTGCATCATAGTGCTCCTGTGTTTGCCTTTGTGTCCCAAATACACTTTCTTTTAGAGCAACACTCGGTGGTATTGTCATCTGCAATGAGAATAGATTGGACTTTGATGGGGTTTTATACCCCGACATCACTTGGTCTTTAAATCTGACAAATGAATTAGCTGACATTAGACTCTACTCCATATAAAACTACTTGGGATTTCAACGATGCGACCCATGACATCCCTAACAAATTGCTCCACTGGTAATGGTATGAAGTTGGCAAGTTGCTCTTTTGGCACTATGTAAATATTTGTAGCTGTTGACATAAAGTATTTATGGTGGCAACGCTTAGGATATGCTTGTGTGCCTGATGACCATGAAGATGCCACTCCCTGCCTGACTGATGGACGTAAATAATGTAAATTTCCACCCGAAAACTGTCTCTTATTATAGTCTACGTCACTTACAAGTGTCATAGGATATGTATCATAGAAAGGTAAAAGTTCTGTCTGAGCAGCATATCTGTAGAATATAATATCACCTACTGCAAGAATACCACTCTGTGGTTCGAGTTTACTCACCAACTGTGCACGATACCAATCTTTTGACTTGGCTTGACCCCCTGTCGTGTCTTTTATGTCTGAGAATACAGTCATACCTTTAATTCAAATTCAGTGAGTATCTTAAATTGCATGCGACGGTCTTTACAATAATCGACTGCTGCTTTCCATTTTGCTTCATTTACAGCATATGTTTTGATTTCTGTTAGATATTTCTTTGTAACTTTGCGTTGTTTTTTGGGAGGTGACGTCTGCTTACTAGGCTTGACCTCAATAATAAACTTCTCCGTCCTCCCAGTTTTAGTTCTTGCTCTGACATAAAAGTCTGGGAAATAGCGATGAACCCTCCTATCAACAGGACTGATATAAGGTATGATAATTTCTTCACTCCCCCACTCCAATACGTTTTCGTTTTTATCACACCAGACCATAAACTTTCTTTCCCACAAACTCCTATAAATAATATTAGTCGGGTCACCTTTGTATTTGAATCTGTTGGTTGGTTTGTATTTCCCCGAATAAGACATAAATAATAAAATGGCAGTAGGAAATTGGTCTAACCCCGCTCAAGGCACTGTTACGAAAGACACTTTAGTGTTTCCTCGTAGCAAACCTTATGGTGCAAACGATAAAAGTGCTGCAAATTCCATTTCAAAAGATAAAATGAATGGAACTGAGGTAGTAGACTACCTTAAGATTACTATTTATGACCCCAAAGAAGGCAATAACAGTAGTTATAACTACTTAAAAAACAATAATGCAAATACTGATACGGTAAAGCAAAGTATATATCTATATTTGCCCAATAAGTTGAAAGAAGGATATCAAGCAAAATATAATGGTGTGAAGTTAGGACCTCTAGGTGGGGAAGCTGTAGCAGCAACCCAAGATGCTATTTCGGAAGGTGGATTACCAGATGACTTTGGTGATACAGTTAAAAACATGGCAAAATCTGGTGTTCCAATGGCAGGATTTAATCTTGGAGCTGGTGCAATCAATAAACTCCTTAAATTTGGTGGTGGTGGAGGAATAGATGGTCAAGGTCTCGCTGCATTAGCAACAGGTAAAGTATTCAACCCATATGAAGAAACTGTGTTTCAAGGTATGGAGTTTAGAAGTCATAAGTTTGATTTCATATTTGCACCTAAAAACCCATCAGATGTCAAGACTGTAACTGATATTATAGAATCTTTCCGTGTTTCTATGCTCCCAGGTAGGGATGGTGATAACTGGTTAACTATACCTGATTACTTTAGAGTAGAAATAGTAAGACTTGTGACTTCAGAAGAAGAGGAGACTTTATATCCATCAAAGGGCTCTGGTAATAAAGGTGTTTTACAAAAAATTATGACATTCCCTGCAAAGATGGTTTTGTCTAATATGGACGTTGATTTATCTCCATATGGTCCGTATGCATCCCTTAAGACAAATGACCCTAAGAATGACACATATGACTTTGGTCCTGTAGCATACAACCTAAGTCTTTCATTCAAAGAGACATCTCTTCTTACTCGCGAGAGTTATGGTTACAATACCAGAGGACAGAAAACAACTATGGATGTAACGAAACAATGAGTAATTATTTTTCATATCTACCTAATGTATATGTAAGGACGTCAACTTATCGTCAAAATAACGTTGACCCTCATATATTAACTAAGAATCTTTTTCGTAGAGTTAAGATACGAGAAGATGTAGAGGGTTTAGTTACTGGTTTTACTCAGTATACTATAGTTAATAATGAGAGACCTGATAACGTAAGTCAAAAGTTTTATGATGACCCACAGTATGATTGGGTTGTTATGATGACAAATAATATCGTTAACATATATGATGAGTGGCCTATGACTGAAGACGAATTATATAAGTATTGCGTTTCTAAATATACGTCACCAGAAGGAATACATCACCACGAGACTAAAACTATAAAAGACGGTAGAGGTAATATTGTATTAAAAGCAGGATTGACAATACCTTACAACTGGACATATAGACGTCCAGATGGCACAATGGTTGCAACTGCAGATTTGATTCACCCTATTACGAATTATGAGTATGAATCTGCTCAAAATGACTTTAAACGTAATATTTACATTTTACGCAAACCATACTTAGCAACATTCTTAGAGGAATTTCAGCAACTTGTCGAATATGATGATTCTCGAGAAGTTGACCCTAATACTGGTTTCAAGAAAACTACGGATGCTATCAAAGAAAACTTTATACCTGTCAAACCTACATATTCCACGAATATTGGTCAAACCTCTTCAGTTGACTTTGCAGTCCAACAAGACTTTGGAAATATTACAGTTGATACCTCAGGTGCAACGATTGACGAAGGACAGCAACTTGCTGACGGTAGCACAACAGTAACTACAAGTACATCAACAAACGCTGCCTCCACATCGACTAATACAGCGATTACGGAAACAGCGTCTAATACAGAGGATACATCTTCATCCTCATCATCATCTTCCAGTAGCAGTAGCAGTGGAAGTAGTGGTTCTAGCGGTGGTTATGGCGGTTACTAGATTTACTCTCAATATCCATCCTTATCCATCTTGGTAAGTAGAATATAATAAATGAAAACACCCAGAAAGCGATTACAAAGTATAAATGCACTAATCTGTCGGAGTTTACTATTAATCCTAGTGTTACGAGACCTATCCAAGTATAGTCCAGAGTGCCATGAAGACGATACCATAGATTCTCACCTAATTTTTTAATTACCTTCTTTCTTAGATTATCAAAGAAAGGAGATACATGTCTCATCATAACAAAACCCTCATTTAATACCATAAGGGTGAATCCAATCCAAAAAATCATA